GTTCACGACGAGCAACCATCAAGAGATCATATTCTTCTTGTTGTTGTTTAGTGAACTTGAAATCTTGACGACGCCAAGCATCTTTCAGTTCTTTGATGTGAGGCAGAACGTTCACAGTGTCAGTCATAATCAATAATCGTAGTTGGAGTTGAGATATTCGTTAATGTTGAAACTGTTAGATTCTTCAATCAGTTCCGTTAGATCTTTTTCAATGAAATCAAATCCTGGAGTTTCTTCAATTTGAATGTCATCAAAGCAATCCATAGTTTGTTTCGTGCTTACATTATAGGGACAATCTCAAGGGCCCAGTTTGGATCAACGACTCAAGATTGCTTTCATTCTTCTTTCTTTTGCTGTTTGTTGTGATCTTGCTTCTGCACCAATCTCTTGATGAACGTGTTTTCTATGTGCAACTCCACCTCTTGCCTGAGCTTGCGCTTTCATTACATTAAATGGTGTAGGATTCATGTGTGGAGTTTGTTCCATGAATTGTTTGAACGTTTTCATCTAACCAACACTTTTTGAGTATTTAGTTTTATTCAAACTCGAAAGACTTGTTTGATGTTTTCATTAGTGGAGTTCGATATTCTTCATCTGTAGAAGTTTGCACAAAGACTTCTATTTTAGTCTCATCATTCCAGTGACGAATCACACCAGCAACAATAAAGGCATTAGTAATCAAATAAGTCGCAAAAATAAAAGTTCGGATAAGTGCTACCTTATCCGATTCACGATCACATTTACTTGCTTTTTCTCCCAATGCTTTAGCCCACCATCGCCAAGCAGTCTTGTTCTTCTTCATACTTTGATTGTCTTGACTTAACATACTTCAATTCTTTCCAATCTTCTTTGTAACAAACCACTAGCAATCTTTCATTTGCATGAATGGGACAAGCGTTATAGTTTTCTGTATCTTTGGGACGAACAACATATTCAATCGTTATGTATTCGTCATCCCTAAAATAAACCCAACCTTCAACATCTTTTGTCCATTCAACATAATCATTGACTTGTGGTTTGTATGTCATACAAAGAACGCATCTAATGGGGACTGTTTAATAGGCATCGCGGTGTAATTCCGCGTATCCTTGATATTTACACAAGCACCGATGGTTTTACTATTGATGGGGGCGAAGTATTCTCTGGTCTTGGATTTATAGAATCCCCAGATTGTCCTTGTGGGAGCACCGTTATTGTAATCAAACTTGCGATTGCAATACAACCATATAGCAACAACTCCACGCTTGAATTCTTCAAACTCATAATAATAACCTTTTGGTGCTTTGTGAGGAAACTCAGCAATCATAGAACTTATCACGCGACATATACTCAATTTGCTTCTGCAGTTGTGAGATTTCGTGTTCTTGTTCTGCAATTTTATTTTGCAGTTGTTCAATACGTTCTTGATACTGTTTCTTCAAATCAGACACCATTTGATTGGTGTGAGTAACGTGGTTAGTCATCAGGTGGTAAAAGATTCTACAACTTCGGATTCTACATTTTCTGAAAGAGCAAATGTTACAGCATTAAGGATGTTTTCTCTCAAGTCACTGTAGTGTTTTTCATAGAAATTGCCATTGTCTTCAGCGGAGATAAGATCAAAACACTCATCATCATCCTTTGCGACTACATTCCAAACTCCACCATACTCAGAAATAGGAAAGGGAACGTAATGTTGAACAATGTAAAGAAACTTTTGTGCCATTTGTTTGTGTAGATTACCTCTTAATTTTAATTGTTATCGTACTCTTTGTCAATCAAATCATCCCCATCAGATGCAACTGAAAGAAATGCAAATCCCATCGTTGCAAGAATACCCAATGCAAATCCAGCAATAAACTCCATTAGTAAAAATTCGATCTAGACAAGTATTTTTTATAAAGATAAAGGTTAAATGCAGTTCCTCCAAAGAGGACTGCAAATGCAGTTCCAATGATAGCAATCATTAATAAAACTCCGCAAGATAATAGTCAACAGGTACTTCAAGTTTTGCTGCCTCGCGTTCAACTTCTTTCCAGAACTCTTCTGCTACTTTATTCATTTCTGCTTGTTTAATAAGATCACGGAGTCGTTTTGAAATCATTTAGAGTTCTCCTTAAGTTGATGTTCTTCGCGTGGATACATTACCTTGAGGTAATATACCATAATGGATGATACAAATGCAACCAGAGTAGTATAGATTGTTATAGCAAATCCAATACTCATTTCATTTGTTGAATTGCTTGATGACGATAGTATGCTTTATACATTGCATCATCACGCTGAATTAGAAAGACATTCCAACCAAGAATGACTGCAAAACCAATCAATCCAGAGAAAACATACTTGCGGTTTGTGTTATTCATACGGCAAGAGCAGCAGAGGGGATTTCAACAACTTCAGGAAGTTTTTGTTCATAACAGTTCATATCATAACATATCCATTCACCATTGCGGAACACATAAGCATACTCTTCATCTGAGTTGTTCTTTTTCAGATACTCACAGAGGTCAGAATCAAGACGAGGAGGGCAATCTTCACCACGTTGGGAATAGTATTCGGGTCCATAAACACCCTTCACACCACTATCATCCCAACGAGAATCAGTCCAACAGGAACTCATATCGCCACCATCAATTAGTTCTTCAACAAGAGAACGTGAATTGTAGTGAGTCTTCAGGATGCGACCCAACCATTCGGGATAGCCATCCCAGTGATGATAAACAGAGAGAATGGAACCATCCTTAAGTTCAAGACCAATGCGAGAGCGGGTTGACATTTGAAAATTGTCCTTACACTATAGGGACAATCTCAGGGGCCCAATAACTATCAACCTCCCTTTTCCCTCAAACTCCTTACAAGATATTCAGTAAACTCTTCCATTTTTTCAGGCACAACTGCTTGAGGACGTTGGTTAATTGCATTTTTAAGTGCCGTCATTTCTTTCCATTCATCATCGGTCAGTTTTTCTTGTTTTCCAGATGAAAGGGTCATAATTTTTCTCCCGAATACTCTCTTATGTTATCATATCCTAATAAATTATCTAGACATTTAACAATCTCTTCGGGATTGATTAACACTTCTTAATCATCAAAGAAAGAACCAAAAGATCCACGACTTCCTGGTTTTCGTTCTTCCAACATATCCATCAACTCTTCAATTTTCTTACAGTTCTCCATATCAAGGAGAAGTTGGGAAAGTTGCTTTACGACCAAAGGTTTTTCAGAAGTCGATGCAACACGAATGGCAGCACGAAGATGAGATTCTGCTTCTAAAATATGTTCTAAAGTTTGTTTACTTAAGGCCATTAAGTCTATCCTCACATTTAGTATAAAAAGTCCCATTAACATAACAGGACTTGCCAGGTTCATAATATTTTACCACAGAAGGTTTTGGTTGGTCAAGAGTGCAATATCCACGATTGGACAATGCACTTTCAACACACAACATTAAAGCAGCAGGAGCTAGAAGTTTAATTGTGTACATTACACTTTTCTCATTTCAAAACTACCATCACCACGATCAATCCACTGCACAATATCCCCTTCTTTAAGATTTGCCGCTTCTAAAAGATCATCGGGAAAAGTAACTAGATATTCATCTTCTCCTGGATATTTTTCTACAGGAAGTTGCCACTTTACAACTTTATCTTTGTAGTGTTTTAGATATTCTTGATGACTCGATTCCCAAAAATCATTCCAAGCACCTTGACACTCTGGTGATGTGTCATCTTTATCACAACTCAAGATTTCATTTAGATGATTCTGATATTTGTTATTGTCAACACCACTATTCAAAAGTCCAAGAAGTTCATATGCTTCAGATGCTTTTTGTTTATATGTGTAATAATTATCCTTTACTACACCAACAATAACATCATAGATTTCTTGCGGTGTTGCTTCACCTGCAGACATTGCATCATGCAACCAATTCTCAAGATTTTCAAGAGAATACTTTTTATAGTCCATAATCAATCTCTTGGTTTGGGTTTAGAGCAATCGTGGCAATAGTATGAGAAACCATCGCGGAAGTATTTTACCACCTGATAGTGGTCTTTGTCAAGTGGTTTTTCCACTCCACATTTATCACAAATCCTTGTCTTTTTTGATAGACTTTCGGATTCGTTTGAGTTCTTTGAGTTCCATTTTAATATTTTTGTAAGCAGCGTCAGCATCTAGTTTGCCTCCCATTTCCATTGCAATAATTACATCGACTCTTGTGCCAAAGTGCGCTAGTGCTCGTTCAAAATCGCTATCCAATTCATACACGATTATTTCCTCCTATTATATGGTTTTAATTCCAATCTTCCAGGTTTCCATTCATCACCAGGACATTTTACACTTCTTTTACTTGTTTGTCCATTATTCCACCACTTTGTATTTTTATGTGATGGTGGTAGGTGTCCAATTTCTTTTAATGCTTTACTTATGTTTTTCTTATTTTCTTCACTCAGTGGTTTATTTTTATGTGTATCACTTAATAATTTTCTTTGTTCAAGAGAGCGTTTTTTACCTAAATTAGATTTTCTAATTTTTTCTTTAGTCTCTTCACTATGAGTCCATCCCAATTTACCATCTCCACCTAATGTACTATTATATCCATACTCAAAAGTGTTGAACTCTTTTATGTAAGAAATTTCTTTTTGAGATAGAGATTCAATCTCACATTCTTCAATTATACCATAAATGAAATTTTCCCATCCATACTTTCTTACTGCATTGTAAAATTTTCTCTTACAACCCTTGTTGGACATATAGCGATGATATTCTTTTCTTCTTCTTTCGTATTTTGTTTGCCCAATGTACTTCTTACCTGTAGGAATACAATGGTAGCAATAAATTACTCCTTTCATTTCTGCTCTTAAGTTGGTGGTTAAGACTATTTATACAGGAAAAGCACCCAAAGGTGCTTTATCCTAACCTGAAAAGAACCACCAACTCAGGCACTTATTATTTATTCCAACTTTCAAGAGTCAGAATATCTATGCGTGCATCAACTGCGTCAATAGAATTAGAGAGTTCATAGAAACAATTACTATTCTCTACATTCTCTGCTTCAAGTGCTTCAATACGTTCTTGCAATTCAATCAATTTGGAGTAAACATCATCTTCAACATCAAATTTCTCTGTAGATGCAAAAAACCATTCAATAAACTTTCTAATCATTATCAAGTAGTCCAACTGATTTCAAATAACGTCTATATGACATAAAACGTCCCAAAGATGGTTGCCCTGGGACATTTAATTGATGGCAGATTTCACAATAACTCAACCACTCATACCAAGGAGTAGTTTTATCAAGAACATGATAGGGATATTCTACAGTAGTTCTTTCCAAAATTGTTCTCCTTTTTGCAATGCTAATACCACAGTTGTATGTTCCCTTGCGTGTCTATCAAGATCTTTCTCTTGAAAGTAAATGTTAGACCTTTCCACAGCACATCGAAAGATATTTGACCAAAACTGTTGATTAGGATTCAATCGTACTTTCATTTTTATTAAATCCAAACTTAATCTTCTCTTCTTCTGCACGAAGTTTGTGTGCAAGATTACAGACCGTTTCCATTACCTTGAGCGTGTCTTCTATTGTGGCATTTGTAGGCATACGACTATTAACAATGCGAAACAAAGGAAAGAATTGTTCTGCTGCTTGCTGTACTTCTTCAGGCGTCAGTGGTTTATTGT